GCCATGAGACGCAGGAAGGAGAAGAGAAAATGCTAATTGAAGATAAAGTGCAGATAGAGGCAGTGAAGACAAGATCGTATATGATGGGCGAGATAGACGGAAAAGTGATGATTACGCAAGGTAGATATATTGTATTTGTGAAGAAAGAAGATTTCTTGCTCGACATAGATAAGCAGAAGAAATTGCCAGAAGATGGGGTGAAACATTTTTCCACAGAAAATATTCAGAGCCAAATGAGGGCGGCCAAGTTGTCAAACAGAATGCTTACAACTGGCAAAAGCATTTTGAGAGCAATAAGAGACGAGGAAACTGGAGAGTATGCTTGGTTTGACAATAAATATTTAAAAATGTTCGACGGATGTACGCCAAATCTTATTAAATACCCCGAAAACTCTGAATATTACGATGCCGTGTTTACACGCTACGGAGAAATAATAGGCATCATACTTCCTGTGAGGGTGAGTGAATGGTGATAATAAGCTAGATGCAGAAAGGAGACAGCGGACATCATGAAGAAAATAGAAGCATACACTATGGCAACGAGAAAGCCCTGTGAGACAGCTTTAAAGCAACAGGAGCATAAAGCCTTTGCCTGTGACTTTAAAGGCGGCGAGAGGGCAAATAAGGACGCTGTGGACTACATAGCAGAAAAATACAACATAAAAGAGCGGATCCCGGGAGGTGATTGAATTGGACAAGAACATAATCTATGAGTACATGGATGCGAAAGCACTTGTGAAAGAGACAGAGGAAGATATCAGACGACACAGAAGAAAGATGTTTGTGCAGGATAAAGTGACAGGCAGCAATCCAGAGTTTCCGTACCAACCACAGAGCTTTAATATTTCTGGATGTGCAGAGAACACGGTGAATATAGACGAAGAGGAACGGTTGTTGGAAGAACGAAAGCTGAACGCAAAGCGGATTAAAGTAAAAGCAGAGCGAGTAATCAATAAAGCTCCGGTAAGGATACAGAGGATTATCCGGTTCAAGGTGATGCAAGGACTGACATGGGATGAAGTAGCTGCGAAGATGAAAGGGAATTGCACAGGGGAAAGCGCAAGAAAAGAATTTCAGAGGTGGATGAAAGAAAAATAGAAGTTTGTCCGTTTTGTCCACATTGTCCGCTTTAAATAATATATAGTATAACATGGAGTTAGAAGAAAGACTCCAAAAGCTTTCCAAACAACATTCGGAATACCGCCGGACTTTCACCCTTTCTCGTCTGGCGGTGTTTTCATGCGGAGTATAGCATCAGTGGTAGATGTGCGGGGTATCGCCGCGTCCTTGGTTCGATTCCAGGTGCTCCGCTTTGTGATGTGAGTATACAGGCTGCACAGCTGAGGTCTGTTCTGGGAGTGCACACCGGACTTACATTGCAATGGCACCAAAACGCAGATATCCGCAGATCTGCAAAACAAACAAAAATAGATTCAGTAATCTATATTTAGTGTCAGTACCCGAGTGCGGATAGGGTAAAGGGTGTCAACTGGCATCCTACGGGTGTATAGCTCAGTTGGGAGAGTGATCGGCTTTTAACCGACGTGTCGCAGGTTCGAATCCTGCTATACCCGTTGTGGACTACTGCAAGGTTCCTACTTTTTCTTATAAATTTTGATTGTGTATTTGGTTATTTTGGTTTTTGTTGGCGTTATTAATTCTTTCAGCAGTAGTCCTAAATTCTTAGCATCCAGAGATGGGTGCTTTTATTATGCTATAAAGGTGGTGAGTCGGATGGCAAAAGGTAAATATCAAGAGTGGCTAGAGCCGGAAGGCTTGCTAAAGATAGAGGGATGGGCGAGAGATGGTCTGACGGACGAGCAGATTGCAGATAATATCGGGATTTCCAGAAGCACATTAAATAGCTGGAAAGACAAGTATTCGGACATTTCGGACACCCTAAAAAGAGGAAAAGAGGTCGTTGATCGTCAAGTCGAGAATGCTTTGCTAAAACGTGCGCTTGGATATGAGTACACGGAAACGACCAGAGAATATATACCGGAACTCGATGAAATGAAAACTACGAAAAAGGTCACAAAGCAAGTAGCACCGGACACTACAGCCCAGATCTTCTGGTTAAAGAACCGGAAACCGGACAAGTGGAGAGATAAGCAGGAATATGAAGATAGGACAGCGATTGAGAAGCTGGATGAAATCTTGAAAGGATTGCATGACAATGCAGCTAAGCAAAAAGCAGAATGAGTACATAATTAACGCTACGCACAGATGGAATATTAAATCCGGTGCGGTACGTTCTGGAAAGTCTTATGTTGATACTGCTTATATCGTGCCTAAAAGAATCAGAGAAAGAGCGGGAAAGCCCGGCTTGAATGTCATTATGGGAGTTTCTAAAGAGTCTATAGAACGAAATGTCCTGCAACCGATGAGAGAAATCTATACCAGTGATCTGATCGGGAACATTAACAATCGGAATGTTGCCAGAGTATGCGGCGAGGATGTCTATTGTCTCGGTGCGGAAAAGGTCAGTCAAGTTGCAAAGATACAGGGAGCGTCCATCAAGTATTGTTACGGTGATGAGATTGCAAAATGGAACAAAGAAGTGTTCCAGATGCTTAAATCCCGTCTCGATAAGACATACTCCTGCTTTGATGGAGCTTGCAACCCAGAGCATCCAACGCATTGGCTCAAAGAGTTCATTGACAATGTAGAGTTGGACATCTATCTCCAAAAGTACACCATATTCGATAATCCATTTCTGGATCCAGAATTTGTTAAGCAACTCTGCAAGGAATATGAGGGTACAATCTATTATGACCGCCTCATCCTTGGCTTATGGAAACGAGCAGATGGGGCAATTTATAAGCGGTTTGCTGATAATCCGGAATCATTTAGATGCGAGATTGTGGATGAATTCTCTCCAGACTCAGAGTATAAGCAATTCCGAAAAGAGGATATCACATCAATCGAGATTGGATTGGACTTTGGTGGCAATCAATCTGGTCACTCGTTCGTTGCCAGAGGGTATACGGATAATTACAGAGATGTAATTGCACTAAAATCCCGTAGAATCACGGCGAAAGATGAAAAAGAAGACATCGACAGCAATAGGTTGAATGAGTTGTTTTGCGAATTTATCAGAGAAGTAATAGAACAATATTCGGTATGCGTGAAAAGAGGTGATTACGTGCAGTATTGTAACGTAGAGTCCGTATTCTGGGATAATGCAGAGACAGTGCTTGGTAATTCTATCCGTAACGCTGTGGAAAAGGAGTTTCCGTGGATCGCTGTCAAACCAGCAAAGAAAAGACCAATCAACGACAGGATCAGATGCACCGTCAAGCTCATGGGGGCTGGGCGGTTTTTTATTACAAAAGACTGCGAATCTCTGGAAACTGCTTTTTCGGATGCAGTTTGGGACAAAGAAGCTGTTGGGAAAGATGAGCGTCTGGATGACGGCAGCACTGACATTGACAGCTTGGATGCGTTTGAGTACACGATCGAACGCGACATGAAATACCTAATCGAAGAGGTGGAAGATGTTTGATGGAATTAAGAGATTATGGAAAGGAATCATGAGGATGTTTGGATATACGACATTAAAACAGATCATCGGCAAGGATATCGCACTATCCAACGACATGATATATGCAATCAACAGATGGAGACAGATGTTAAATGGTGATGCAGAATGGATTTCAGATAGCATCGTTTCTCTTGGGATTGAAGATGGAATCTGCCGAGAGTTTGCAGACTGCGCGCTGGTTGAAATGGAAACCAGTGTGACAAATGAGCGTCTGGACAAGATCTATCAAAAGAATATCGCAAGTCTGAATGAAAACCTGCAGGAAGGTCTTGCACTCGGATCATTTGTTTTGAAACCACTGGGAGAATCGGCTGCTGAATTCGTTTCCGCTGACAAGATTATCCCGATCAGCTTTGGGGATGATGGAAAGCCGAATGATATTGCATTTTTGACCGTAAAAAAGGTTGGTGATGCTGATTATTTCACAAGGCTTGAACGACACTATTTTGTGGATGGGAATCTGACCATAGAAAACAAGTGTTTTCACTCCCAGACAGCGAATGATATCGGTCTTCCGTGCAGCTTAGAAGCAGTGGAAGAGTGGGAGAATATCCTAACAGGACCGATTACTTACCCGGGAATGAACCGAATGGACTTTGGATATTATCGGAATCCGATTAAAAACAAGGTGGATGGTTCTTCCTGTGGTGTATCGGTATATGAATCTGCTTCTGAGTTGATTCGAAAAGCGGATACGCAGGGCGCAAGGCTTGACTGGGAATACGAATCTGGCGAGCGTGCTATCCATGTGGATAATAGAGCACTTAAGCAAGACAAGGCAACCGGAAAACTTGGACTGCCAAAACTCAAAAACAAATTGTATCGGGGGATGAATCTGGATGCTGGAAAGGATCAGGAACTCTTGAAAGAATACTCCCCAGAAATGAGGGACGAAGCCTTTAAGCGTGGGTTGGAGGAATACAAGCGTGAGATTGAATTTTCCGTAGGTCTTGCTTATGGAGACCTGTCAGATGCGCAGGAAGTAGCGAAAACAGCCACGGAAATTAAAGCATCAAAGAACCGGAAGTACAACCGAGTAACGGCAATCCAGAACAATTTATATGATTGCTTGGAAGACTTCGCCGCAGGGCTTGCATTCTACAACAGCATGCTTAATTCGGGATATGAGTTCTCTTGCAAATTCAACGATTCCATTCTGACCGATGAGGAAACAGAGCGTCAGCAGGATAGACAGGACGTGAGCATGGGCGTGATGTCGCACTTGGAATACCGCATGAAATGGTACAACGAGGATGAAGCCACAGCAAAGAAGATGCTACCGGAACAGAACCAAGTCATGGAGTAGGTGATCTAATTGAGAGAGGACTACAAGAAACAGCTATCCGGCCAGATTGAGAAACATTTTCTTGATCTGGAACATATGATTCTTGAGGATATCGTCAGGAGAATCAAAAAAGCCGGAAAAATCACAAGCACGGCAGACTGGCAGATCAATAGACTACAGATTATCGGGTACTCTTCTGAGGACATCGAAAAGATGATAAAAACCGCGCTGAACCTATCCTATCCGGAAGTGTTTGAACTGTATGACAAGGTTATTGATTGGGAATATGTTCGTAACAAAGATATCTACGAACAGGTCAATGCGGAATATATCCCCTACGAGGATAATAAGGAGTTGCAACAGCTTGCAGATGGATTCATCCAGCAGAGCAATGATGATCTGCGGAACGTCACAAAGTCCATGGGATTTTATGTGGATTACGGAGGTGGCAGGCTTGTTATAACTCCATTATCCGACATCTACCAAGGATATCTTGATAAGGCTATCACAGGCGTTGTTTACGGAGCATTTGATTACAATACCATGATTCGCAAGGTAGTTACACAGCTCACAAACAGCGGACTCAGGAGCATTGACTACGCTTCTGGGTGGCATAGCAGGGTAGACGTGGCGGCAAGGAGAGCGGTTATGACGGGAGCATCACAGCTTACCGGGAAAATCACAGAGATGAACGCCGAGAAGTTAGGAACAGAACATTTCGAGATTGCGTGGCACGCCGGAGCAAGACCATCACACGCCGTCTGGCAAGGTAAGGTGTGGAGTAAAAAAGAACTTGTCACGGTGTGCGGTCTTGGAACAGCCACCGGACTACTTGGAGCAAACTGCTATCACGAATATTACCCATTTGTGGAAGGTGTCTCAGAGCGAAATTGGTCTGATTCTTGGCTTGCAGAGCAGAACCGCAAGGAAAGTATACCTAAGACATTTAACGGCAAGGAATACACCTTGTACGAAGCCAAGCAGCAACAGAGGAAAATGGAAACAGCAATGAGAGCACAGAGAGAAAAAGCTGTGCTGTTAAAACAAGGTGGAGCTGGCCCAGACGATGTGATGCTTGCAAAAGCAAAGTATCAAGGACAACTTGGTGAGTACACCAGATTTTGTAAACGAATGGGGCTGCATCAAGAGCGTGAGCGTATCTATTACGATATGCGCGGCAGAGTGGCACCTGTACCAAAACGATTTAGGAGGTAGAAAATGAGTAAAGTAAAAGTAATCAGACAGCCGACAGCGGAAGCAACATTGATTTTTGAATTTGAGGTGTCATCATCTGAATTTCTGGTCAAGAATTTCACGGACGGTGATATTTACGCATCTCTTGAAAGAGACGCAACAAAAGAACAAAGTGTACTGATTCCGGCGCAGACCGCACAGCGATTGCAGTACGGTTCCTACGGCGGTGGAAAGAGCAACCTCGTCCAGATCATCCCCACAGCAACCTCGGAAAAAGGAGTGGAAGTACAATGCTTAAAATGGTAGACGGAACAGGAATCATAGGAGTGGATATGGTATGCCCTCTAGGAGTCTCCACTCCACAGCCACCGAATTATGACAGGGTAGAGATGGAGGGCACAGGGATGTTGGTACTTCCGAACAGCTTGGATGCGCCGCTTGAGAGGTTGGAGCTTGGTGGGAAGACGGAACAGGTGCAGACGACAGGAGCTCAGCTGTTTGATAAAAATAGTGTCGTAAATGGTGTTATTATCGCTGATGGATCTGTAACAGATAATGCACCGTTATATGTAACAAGCGATTATATTCCTGTAAAACCAAGCGTAATGTATGCATGTACAGAAACCGGATCAAAAAGATTAAAATTCTTCGATATAGACAAACAGCCTGTTCAAAAGATCAACTACGAAGATGCGAATGTCGAACGAGGAGGCACATTCACAACAGGAGAAACTACAAGGTTTATAAGATTGTCGTTATTGCGCGAAAAACTTGATTCAATCATGTTAAATGAAGGCTCTAAATCCATTTCTTACGAACCTTACACAGGCGGTAAACCCTCCCCATCTTTAGAATATGAGCAGGAGGTCAAGAACGCCGGAAAGTGGAATGAGGGAACGCAGAAGTATGAAGTGGATGTGAAAGTTACTGGGAAGAACCTACTGAATTTGCAAAAAGAGCCGGATGTGAAGGGTATTTATCAAGGATGGAAATGTGGCAATGGAGAAAAAATAACATTAAGCATTACAGACAAGAATAATAATGCAGATATTTCAGGATGTACTTTAGGACTTTCAAAAAATGGTGATAGTGCAAACGGAGGTGTTGTATGGGCAATAGAAAATGGAGCAATTAAAAGTAAAGAGTTAACATTAACGCATCCATATGTAAGTGTAATTCCGGCGAATGAGATAACTATAAAAAAACTTACAGAACGTTTCGAAATCCAGTGTGAATACGGAAGTATAGCTACTGATTACCAACCCTACAAAGAACAAACCCTCACTCTCGATTTAGATCAACCGCTCAGAGGCATTGGAGAGATGAAAGATGAGTTATCAGAAAGAGGAATACTGCGAAGGGTGAAAAATATAGCTTTAAATGGTAGTGAGAAATGGTATAAGTACGAAAACAGCGCTTTTGTAGCAATGAATTGTTATGTACTGAAAATAGATGATTTAAAAGAAAGTCATTACACAAAAACCACTTTATGCAATTTTTTTAAATGGGCGAGATTTCCGCAAGATATCGAATCTCAATCAGCGCATGGAGGATATATATATTTTACTGTGCCAAAAGAAACTTATCCCGATCTTGAATCATTTAAGGGATGGCTTGCGAAAAATACTCCTGTTTTGGAGTATTGGTTAAAAGAACCTGTGTTAGAGGAATTATCCGAAGAAGATAAAGCATCTATCCGAGCCTTAAAAACCTACTACCCTACCACAGTCATCACGGCAGACGGAGGGGAGCTTGACCCAGATATTAAAGTAACCTATCGAAAGGAGATTTAAAATGAACTATGCAAAAATTATGGAAAACGGAACTGTGAGAATCAGCTCCATCAAAAAAGAGGGCTACAAACCACTCAAGGAAGAGAAACCAGAGGGATTTGGCAACCTTGTCTTTGTCGGATACACAGAGACAGAAGAGAATGTAATCAAAGAATATGAAGCCGTGGATGACGGTATGAGCGCCTACGGTAAATTACAGAACGACCTGAAAGCAACACAGGCGGCACAGGAAGTCACAGATCAGGCGGTGCAGGAACTGATTTTAGCAACGATGGAAGCGGAGGTGAAATGATGGCACAGTTTTTGGCAAATAGAATCAAAGGTGGACACTTGACAATCGATGATGTACCGGAGAGCTTGAAAGAGCAGGTACAGGCGTTACTTTAGGAGTAAAAATTGAATAGGTAAGACATTGGCACATAGAGATATGTGTTATTTTTATGCCTTTTTGGTCAGCAGATGAGACCTTAAACAGTCAATTCGTGGTGGATGGTTACACACCTAAAATAACCTAATGCGAAAGGAGAATGGAAACATGAAAACAGAATTTTTAAAAGGACTTGGATTGGAACAGGACGCGATTGATAAAATCATGGCAGAGAACGGGAAAGACATTGCCGCTGAAAAGGCAAAGACAACCAAAGCAGAGGGTGAGCGTGACAATTATAAGAGTCAGCTTGCGACTGCAACGGAATCTTTGGAAAAGTTTAAAGATGTTGACCCAACAGCTATGCAGGGCGAGATTGATAAGCTTAATCAGCAGTTAAAGGACAAAGACGCCGAGTATGCCGCCAAAGAAGCAGACCGCATCTTTTCCGACACGATCAAAGAAGCTATCAAGACAGCCGGCGGTCGCAACGAAAAAGCAGTCATGGCTATGCTTGATATGGACGCTTTGAAAGAATCGAAAAACCAGTCTGAGGACATTAAGAAAGCATTGGAAACCGTAAAGGAATCTGATGCTTATTTATTTGGTTCTAATGAACCATTCATGAACGCAGTCGGAGCAACAGGAGGCAGTGTTGGTGGAGATAATCTGTCAGCAATCAGGGCGGCTATGGGACTTCCGGCAGAAAAATAATTTTTAGAAAGAAAGAGGTAAAAAGATATGGCAAATACAATTGCATTAAGAAAAGCATATTCTACTATGCTTGATGAGGTTTATAAACTGGCATCCCTTACAGCCGTATTAGACGGTCCAAACGAACTTGTAAAAGAGGGTGCAAACGCAAATGAAATTTTGATTCCGAAAATGACGATGTCCGGTCTTGCAAATTACAATAAGCAGACAGGATATGTTGCAGGCGACGTTACACTTGAATACGAGACTAAGAAATGTACTTATGATCGAGGCCGTATGTTCACTGTGGACGCTATGGACAATATCGAGTCTGCAGGTGTTGCCTTCGGACGTCTTTCCGGAGAATTTTTGAGAACACAGGTTGTTCCGGAGCTTGACGCTTGGAGACTTGCATCTTATGCAGGATACGCACTATCTACTAATAAAGTGGCAGCAGCGATTGCAGATGCGAAAGCCGGAATTGCAGCGATTAGAAAAGGCAAGACTGCTATTAAAAATGCGGAGGCAAAGCCGGAAACCTGTTATCTGTATATCTCTGCCGCACTCAAAGGGGATATTGAGGACCTTGATACAACGGCATCCAAGAAAGTTCTGGAAGGCTGGGCTGGAGTGATTGAAGTTCCTGAGGGAAGATTTTTCGACAAAGTCACGTTGACAGCATCTGGAGCCGGCGGCTTTACAACAACAGGCGGTAAGAAGATTGATTTCTTGATTGTTGATAAGAATGCAGTAATCCAGAATCAGAAGCACA